CTGCCGCAGGAAATCAACCTGAAGGACGCAGCCGGGAACATCCGCACCGACATCCCGCAGGAACTGCAGGACTGGGCGAAGGACGGCTCGAACTTCGAGTACGGCCTCGCCAACGGCATCCCCGAGAATGCACCGCTCGACGCCCAGTGGCGTATCACCCACAACGCCGACGGCGGCATCAAGAACGCGCAGCCGTGGCTGCAGTTCTGGGCGGACGGCATCCCGGCAGCCAAGCGGGTGAGCCGCTGGCAGTCTATGAACATGTCGATGTTCCGGGGCATCCGGGGCGAGCGCATCCTGTGGAACCAACGCCGCCGGTTCATCACCGACATGGCGTCGAAGGAGTCGGGCAACATCGCCCTGCCACCCGCTCTGGCCGACAGGCTGTTCAAGGCGCTGATGTTCGAGGCGCAGGAAGGCCGGTTGCTCCCACGGGGCATGTCGCCCGACCAGATGATGGACGCCGTTCACGGTGTCCTCGAAGACGTGAAGGGCAACACGTCGGTGTACGGCAACGTCGCCTCCAAACTCACCGAGCGTCAGGTCGTCACGGGTTTCCTCCGGGCGATGGAGGGCGATGTCTCGCTGGTGGGGGCAACGCAGAAGTTCACCGGCATGGTCAAGGCCCGAGCGCCCGGCGCGGCAGGCAACTACTGGGGCCAGTTGTCCGAGAAGTTGTACCCGCTGATGCGCTTCACGCTGAACCCGGTGTTCATGTCGATGGAGTTGGTCGAGCCGTACATCCTCGACTACATGCGTGGCGTTCCCCTGCCGCTGCGTCGGGACGCCGCGAAGTACCAGCAGGGGCTGGCGACGTACAACGCCATCCGCCAGTACGTGTTCGCCTCACGTGAGCCCGACGGTCTCTTGGCTGAGAACGCCGAGATGAACGCCATGCGCATCTACCAAGCCGCCGAGGCCCGCAGCCACTTCGGGGCGGGCAGTGTCTGGGGCCGCATCAAGGGCACCAAGCCAGCCATCGCCGAGCGCAAGCAGGCAGCCGCTGGCATGGAAGCACGGCGCATCATCGGCGACAACCTGTACGCCGCGTTCCATGAAATCTGGGGTGACCAGTTCGAGCGCAACTGGGGCGACCTCGCCTACGAGTACGGCACGGTGGACCGGGCCGAGATTGCCGAACGCTGGCTGGCAGCCAACCTGTCGCTGGCCGACAAGGACGGTCACGCGATTGGTCTCACCCACGACCTGCTCAACCTGAAGAACGTGGGGCAGGGGCGCATTCGTCTCACCACCGACGGCTCCCGGCGGGGCGACTACACGTTCGGCGACGTGGAGCAACTGCTCGACCACGTTCGCACCGAGCAGGGATTGGACACACGGGAGTCCGAGGGGCTGGCGTCGGGCGAGGCGCTGCAGCGCGACCTCCGGGCGATGACCAAGGACGACTGGCTGAGCGAGGTCAGCCGTGCCGGGATGGACACCCACGTGGGTAAGGTCAGCGACAAGGCAGCCGAGGACATCTGGCGGCTGGCAACCGGGCAGACGGTGGATGAGTTCTGGCGCGGCCACCGTGCGACGTATCTCCGGGGGCTGACCGGGCCGACGGCGGTGGCTACTCGTCGCGCTCGTGATGCCGCCATCAAGGCCACGCGGGCGTTCGTGCAGGGAGCAGCCGCTGGCAAGAACCTCACCGAGGAGGAGTTCATCCGGCTTCACTTCGATGACATCCCACGCTGGGCGGTGGACGCTGGGGTGTTGCCCCCACAGGCGCTGACCGACGTTCGGTCTGACATCGGCCACGCCATCCTGAAGAACGAGGGTGGCGACAAGCCGTACAAGACGTGGCTCATCCGGCACTCCATCAACGGTGGGGTGGTGGACTCGCTGCCACCCGAGTTGCAGAGGCACGTCGATGCCATCACTGCCGGGTCGGAGAGCCGGGACATGCTCTACCTTCCCGTCACCGAGCAGGCGATGGAGCGGCTGAAGTTCGCGTCCAAGGGTCTGGGCTGGGGCGCGGTCGGGACCCAGTACGACAGGGTCAGCACCAGCCCGCTCCGCGCCATCTCTGCCTACGACGCCTCTGCGCAGCACCTCATCCGGTTCGACCGCGATGCAGTCGAGGCTGAGCGTGAGTCCCCGGCTGCCAACCTGAAGCGCCAGAAGGCCCACGACTACGTGCTGAGCCAAGACATCAACTACGGGGATGTCCCGATGGAGGTCTACACCGAGAACGGCTGGGTCCCCATCCAGCAGGCTGTCGGTGAGGTGAAGGGGGTTCCTACGCCTGCCCTCCGTGAGGGCTACCAGCAGATGCCGTGGCTGGACGAACTGTTCCAGCAGGGCGGTGAGGCAGGCGCGACCACACCGTGGGCCATCGACCTCAAGAAGATGCTCACGGTAGCGGAGCAGGGCGCGACCGAGGACTACAAGAGTTCCATCTACGCCAACATCAATACCTTCCTGCGCGGGCACATGCTCGACCCCGACGCCCAGCACATTTCCGACGACCGGGTCCGGCAACTGGTCGAGTACCTCGACCAGTCCATTCAGAAGGGCGTGCTGCGCGAGCCGGGAACGTTCCACCGTGGGGTCAACATCAGTCGGGCGATGGACGAGTGGGGGCTCGACATCCGCGACGAGTTCGACAGGCAGCCCGGTGAAATCCTGCAGGACCCGGCGTTCGTCTCAACGAGCGACGACGAGGCTCAGGCGATGGAGTTCGCTGAGGGCGGTGGTCACAAGTTTCAGAGTGGGACCAACCATCAGGGCGTCATCATCCACTACGAACTGCCCGCCGGGTTCCACATGAACCTCATCGAGGGCTACGAGGGCGAACACCTGCTGCCGAGGGACCAGCCCTTCCGCATCATCAAGCGAACGGACAAGCCCAACACGTACGGTGGGGGCAACGTCATCCACCTCACGGTTGTGCCCGATGGCGAGGCTCGCGTCACAGGCGTGAACCGCCTGATGCTTGGCGACCCGCCCATCCACGAGCGCAACGTCGCCTACGCCCAGCACCTTGCCGCCACCGACCCGGCGGCGCTCATCGACCTGACCACACGTGCCCGACCCGAGACGCAGGAGGGCTTGCGCGAGGTGGCGCAGGAGGAGATTGCCAAGGCCGAGGCAGCCCGCCCACCCGAGGGCACCGTCGTGGTGGGCCAGCGCAGGTTCGGGCGCATCACGCCCGAGCAGGGGCTGGAGGACATCAAGGCGGTCATCGACGAGGACCAACTGCCGTCCTTCTCCGAGGCGTGGGATGACACCCGCTATCGCATCGAAGAGTTGATGCACACCTCCGACACCGCCGACGAGCATGGTGTGCGGTTCGACCCCGACGAGGTGTTCAACAGCAACGACACGCGGGCGCTGGCGTCCATCGCAGCGGCGATGCCCTCACGGGGTGGGCGGGGCGCGGTCACCCTGTTCATCCATACGCTGGAGCAGGCGTGGCAGCGCGGGCTCCGCCCGGCCACGGAGATGGCCGTCGAGCGTGAGAGCAAGGACGCGCAGGTCGCGCTGCTCCAGACGCAGCACCTGCTGCGTGGGCTGAAGTACCCGTTCGACGTGCCCAACGTCCCGCCCGACATCAACGACGCGATGGACGTTCTCTTGGGCAACAGCAACCGGCGAGCGATTGGGCGCATGGACGGGTCCATGCCCATCGTCGCGGACGATGCGGCGTACGAGGGTGCGGGCTACGTCACGCCCGAGACGTTGGCTGACCTGAAGGAGAACGGCGTTGACACCACCGGCCTGACCCTCACCTCGAAGAGCGACGAGACGCACGCCTACCTCGTCGGCTACTACAACGCGATGGCCAAGGCCGCGAACGCCGAGGGCTTGGGCGGGTACAGGGTCTGGACCGCTGCCGACATGGCGCTGATGGCGGGCAAGGCCCGCGAGGTACGTGGACGGGTGGCGACCTCGATGCCCGCACAGGACGTGGCCAGCCAGTTGCGCACCATCCCGGCCAACATCTACTTCCCCGAGGGGACGACGATGTCGTGGGCCAACCCGGTTCTCGACCTGCTCAACGAGCCAGCCAACCGGGCCGAGCGTCACGCCTTCATGCGTGGCGTGCAGGTCGGGCTGATGCAGGACATGCGCGACAACTTCGGCATCGTCGTGGATGGGCTGGACGACCGGGGCATCGGGTTCTGGGATGCCGACACGCCGCAGCCGTTGGTCCCACTGACCATGCTCAGCAGCGCGATGCGGGGCAACGACCTCGCCGACATCATGTCGTACGTCATGCGTCAGCGCGAGGTCTGGCACTTCAGTCCGGTGGACGCCGTCACGGCGGGTGTCGATGCTGCCGACCACGATGCGCGGGTGACGCTCTCGTTCCCGTCCAGCAGCCTGCAGTCGTTCAGCGATGCGCAGCACGTGGCGCAGGGACTGGCGTCCATCCGTGACGACATCCGGGGCGCGACCGCCACCGAGATGCCGAACCACACGTGGCAGATTTCGTTCATCGACGACCAGCACTCCCTGCCCCGGCTCGACGATGGGACGGTGGACGAGGACTATGTGAGGTCAATGGTCGAAGCCGCACAGAAGGGGCTCGACCAAGAGGGTCTGGACACCGACATGTGGGTGGACTACGGCAAGACGTACAAGGCTGGACCCGCCATCGTCAACGGCGAACCGGATTGGGGAGGACATCTCGATGCCACGCTCAGTCGTCTTGCATCACGGGGAGTCGCCCCCGATGGGGCAGTCCTCGACCGTCTTCGCGCCGCGCACGACGAGCGCGTCCAGTGGGGGCTCAACGAAGTCGCCCCCAAGAACACCCGCCGAGCCGTCCTCGGTGACCCCATCACCACCACCCTCGAAGACAAGCGAGGCGGACAGGTCTTTGGTACCACCACCCCCACCGGAGCCCAGTCCGCTGTCGTCCGAGGGTTCGGAGCCGCCGACGCCCTGACCGGGCTGCACGAACTCATCCACGTCTTTTCCATCGCGGGCATGGACCCGTCGCTGCGCGATGCCATCACGCGGGAGTACGAGCGGTACTCGACTGATGTCGAGACCGCTGCTCAGGCGCTGGAGACGCGGGCTGCCACGCACACCAACAGGAGCGCGGCCACCCAGTTGCGCAACCGGGCCACCGCCATGCGGGCCGGGTTGGGCTCACCGAACCCCGGTGTGTGGGGCAAGCCGCAGGAGGAGTTCTTCGTCCAGCAGGTCTTGGACTGGGTGAACCGGGGTGTGGCCACCGACCCCGACATGAACAACGCCTTCGAGCATTTTCGCAACTGGCTTCAGTTGACCCAGAAGCAGCGGACGGTGAGTGGAATGCCGCCCATCCGCACGTCGCCCCAGATGCAGGCCAAGTTGGACCGCATGTTCCAGCGACCGGGTGTCGAGACCGTGCCGTACTCCAACGAGCAGGAGGTGCTGCGGCAGGCTGGACGGCAGGTGGTGCGCTCCGGGTGGGAGGAGGCCCACGCGACCCAGTATTACAAGCACGACCGGAGCGCCTTCGAGCGCAGCATCAACCATCCCTACATCGGGCTCTATCCGGCCTCGTACATGTGGGGGAAAATCCTGCCCGAGATGGTGCGCTTCCTCGCACTGCGCCCGTTCGGCATGACCACGCCGTTCCTCGCGTGGAACGTGGCCCGTGAAATCAGTGACACCATCAGGGTCCAGAGTCAGAACGACCCGTCGTGGAAGAAGTTTCTCGACGACAACAAGCAGGCGTTCCTGCTGATGTCGATGATGTTTCCCGCCACACCGAACGACATCCCGGCCAACGCTTCGCTGCCGGTGCGACGTATCGCCGAGCAGGGTCTGGACAACGAGGCGCTGCAGGCGCGGGGTCTACCCATCAAGCCCATCGACTACACCAAGGGTGCGATGGATGCCGTTCAGTACGCGGTCGGCCCACTCGGCACCATCCGCACCGTCAGCGAGGTCGCAGGGATGGGCGGGGAACTGCTGAAGTCGGCGGGCCAGTTCATCACCGGTCAGGGTGCGAACATCGAGGACCAGTCACAGGCACCCGTTCAGGACGTGTTGCCTGTGCGGTAGACTCCAGCCCGTTGCCACCACCATCTTGAAGACGACTGGTCGCAGCGTGTATGGTGAGGTCAACGCGAGTGGACGACATCCAGACTCCACCGTCAGGGACAGACTCAGCCTCCCAGCCCAACGGCCAGCCCCCTGCTGATGGGGCAGGCGGAACGGACGGGACGCCCGGAGTTCCCCTCACGGTCGAGGAAGTCGAGAGCCAGTGGAAGCACCGGGTCTCGCAGAAGGACCGGGCACACGCGGCAGCGGAACAGGCTCTCCGCGACGAGAACGACGCGCTTCGACGGCGGCTCAATGCCACCACCGCGCCTCGTCCCCAGTCGAGTGGACAGTCGGGTGAGACCACCGACTCAGCAGTCGAGGCTCTCAGGCAGGAACTGGACGAACAGAAGAGGGCCACGGAGTCCGAGCGTCAGGCTCGCGTCGTCGAGCAGCGCAAGGCGAAGTACCCCTCACTGGCTCGTGGTGTCGGACCGGCTGGAGACAGCATCTTCAGCACGGCAGACGAGGCCACGCTCGCCAAGTTGAACGCCCAGTACGACGACGGTTCATCCACTGGTACGTTCGCTCCGACAGCCCCGCGCCGGACTGCGCCTCTGCCCATCAAGCCGATGGGTGAGATGAACAAGGCGGAACTCGAAGCCGAGATGAAGAAGGCGGTGGAGCGAGGCGACCTGAAGCGGCCATAGCCGCGAAAGGGACTTCGCACGTGGAGCAGTTCTTCGGCGGGCTCGTTGCCCGTGAGTCCGGCTGGGCGGACTACTACCCAGCCAACGCACGTGGGGCCAAGGGAGTCATCCCCGGCTTCATCCTCGCGCCCCATGCCAACACCGGCGGGCAGGACGCCGCCGGTACGCTGGCCACCCCGCCGGGCGGTACGGACACCGCCCTTGGTGTCACCGGTACGGCCTACGCCGGTGTGCCCAACGCGGCCACGAACTTCGCCAACATCGTCACGGCGCTGGTCGTCCGCAACATCATCGACAACCTGCGGGACAAGGCGGTCTTCCTGCAGGAGGGCCAGTTCATCAAGGCGTCGTCGGTCCCCGGCACGAACCAGTTGCGCTACACCTCCTTCGCGGACCTCGGCGCTGCCGAGACCCTGCTGGAGGGAGTCCCGCCACAGACCGAGGGTCTGCAGTGGGACACGCAGGAGTTCACCGGGGCGCAGAAGGGCAAGATTGTTGCCATCACCGACCTCGCGGAGCAGTTCAGCCCGTTCGAGTTCTACCGCATCGCCGCCGAGAAGTTGGCGTGGAACGCCATCGACACGGCGGAGAAGGATGCGGCGGCGCTCGTGCAGGGCGCGAACACCGGCGTCACCGTCGTTGGTGTCACCGGCAACGCCGCGCAGTCGGTGGTCGCTGCAGTCGTCGCCCTGAAAATCGCCGACGTGCCGACGTTCCCCGACGGCACGTATCACGGTCTCATCAACCCGGCGGAGTCCGCCGCGCTGATGAACCAGACCGGTGAAATCGGCTGGACCGACACCATGAAGTACGCCAACGCGAAGGCGCTGCTGACTGGTGAAATCGGGACCCTTCGGGGCGTCCGGTTCATCGAGTCCAACCGGGTCGCCGGGAACAAGACCGTCATCTTCGGCCCGGATGCCTTCATCTGGGGCGACTACCAGACCATTCAGGCGTACCGCGTTGCGCCCGGTGGCGACCACTCCGACCCGCTGGCCCAGCGTGGGCTGGTCGGCTGGAAGGGCATGTGGGGGCTGAAGACCAACGAGGTCGATGGCACCCCGGCGATGGGTCCGGCCACCAACATCAAGGCGCAGCGGTTCTTGGTGATGGACCTGACGACGTAGCCACTCGTTCCACCGGGCTCGCTGGTGGGACGATAGGTGAACTGGGGACCGGTGGCAGGCATGTGACCGGTCCCCAGCAACTTCATCAGGAGGGTCTGTCACGTGGTGTTCTCCGCGCCTTCTCGCAGCGAGATGCAAACCATCATCTGGCGGGCGCTTCGTGACCCCAACGGGACAGTCTTTCCGCCCGACACCGTCAACGACTTCATCGCACAGGCGCTCTCGGACCTGTCGGGCTATCGACCCAAGGAGCAGGTCGAGACGGCGGTCTGGCCGCTCGACATCTACACCCCACCGTTCACCGACTTCACCGCCATCTGGAAGGTGGAGGTGGTGGTCGTCGATGACCCGACCTCGACCGACATACGGACCATCTCCATCCCGTACGCCGACGCATCGAGTGAGACCAATCGGGCTGGCTGGGACTTCTTCGGCGGGTCGCTCATCCTCCCCGCGTTCTGGTCCACACGCATCAACGCGACCATCGGCGACAACGACGCCAACATGGTGGTCTGGGGCTACACCGACCGGGACCAGCCCGACGACGACGACTCCGTCCTCGACCTCGCCGACTCGACCGACTTCCTGTGTGCGGTCAACCACTGCAAGAGTCAGGGCTTCGAGTTGCTGACCCACGACCGGGCGTTGTACCAGCAGTGGCTGGCTGCGACGAACAACACCGATGTGAGTCCAACCCAGTTGACCGGCATGTACAACCAAGCCGAGTCGTCGTACCAGCACTCGCGGGCACGCAACACCAAGATGCGCAGGATGCCCACATCAGCCTTCGTGCACGTCTACTGACATGCTCGACGCCCCCATCCAGTACAACGGGGTGGACCTGAACACGGTCATCGAC